ACGCCTAGTCGGGGCGTAGCGCAGTCCGGTAGCGCACTAGCATGGGGTGCTAGGGGTCGAGTGTTCGAATCACTCCGTCCCGACCATATTATTCAATGACTTAGCCCAACTCTAACCAGTTGGGCTTTTTCATGCGCAGGGACTTTTGCGGGGATTCATCCCGTTTTCCTCCTCAAGATGGTCAATGCCGGTCCTCTCGAATCGGTCGCTGATACTTTGTTTGCCGCCTCAATCAACTGCTCGAGCTCTGCGGTAGAATAGTGGCTCGTAACGCTGCCATTCTTGTGCCCCAAGAGCGCCTTCCGATCTTCCAGTGTCACGCCCGCTGCACGTAGCCTTCTGCCAAAGGTGTGCTTAAGGTCGTGAATCCTGATCGATCTGAACCCAGGGTGTGCCGGTGACTTGTGTTCCACTTCCCACTTCGCCGCCGCTCTCACCCTGGCCTTCTTCCACGCTGTGTCATTCATCCGGTGCATCGGGGTCGCACCGTGTTCGTCCGGCTGCCCATACGGGAAGACATACTTCGAATGCAGACCGCGCTGCCCATCGATGACCGACATCGCCACCTTGTTCAGCACCACTAGCCTCTCATCGCCGTTCTTCACACCAGATTTTTCACTCCTCCCGCCAAAGTCAGCAGGGATCAGGAACACGCTCGTTCCCAGTTCCGGCACCCGAATTTCCCAATCCCACTGAAGCTTGCAGACTTCCTGTTCCCGGCAACCCGTGTTCACCTTGTAGAGCGACATCCTCAACAGGTGGTCAGGAATTTCCGCGAACAACATTGACTGCTCTGCCCATGACATGGGGTAGGGCTTCCTGCTCGACTTCCTTTCTTCCAGCATCGAGATCATCGGCACGCTATCCAGCCACGGCCGTTTCTCTGCGTCTCGCCACTTCCTGTGGCACAGGTTTAGGATCCGAACGATTCGCTGTAAGGCGATGTTCACTGTCCGGTTCGAGACTCCTGGTTTCAACTTCCCTTTTTCGCTTGTCGTCGGCTTCTGCCTATCTCGCTTGAAAGCAGCCAGGGTTCCGTCATCTATATGGGTGATCGGCAGATCACCGATGTACGGGTCCAGCTGTTCAATATGTGAAGCGGACAGTCCGATCGACGCCTGGTCCTTGAATTCAACCAGGAATCGCGTGGCGGCCTCACGCCAGGTACGAACCTGGCGCACGCCATAGACCTTTTCCTGCCTGAGCTTTTCCAGCCGGTGAATCAGGTACTGCTCCGCTTCCTGCCTTTCGCTTGTTCCAGTGCTTTCCTGAAGTCGCTGACCTCTGACGACCTTGTCGATGTGCCAGATTCCGTTCCTCTCGTAGAGGCCGGAGATTGTTTTTCGCGCCATTTATTAACTCCTTGGCGCCCACTGCGGGGCCGATTGTTGTCCTCATTGCTGGCTTTTTCAATTGCCATCGACTCGATGTACGCGTCTGCCCATGCGTCCAGTTCAAGCCTGTCGAATGCAACGCCCTGTTTCCCAATCGGGAATTCGTGGATGTGCGGGCGAACTTCGGCGTCAAACACGGCGCGGCACATACCAAGATAAGCGGGCGCCTGTTTGGCCCGTATAAAGCGGGGGAGGAGTGCAAGATCTGCGGTCATATCTTCCTCACGTCATGGCCGACGCTGCAGGCGGGCTCGGCCGCCAATTTCGATTTCAGGTGGCTTTGGCGGATAGGGAAGGCTTCTCCCTCCCACTTGCCTGCTGTGCCGCGTATAGCCCCATGGTGTCCATAACAGTGGGGATTTTTACTGGCAAAGAGCTTCTCGCAAGCCTCAAACAACGCAGCCTCACCTTCAATTGATTTCAATTCCTGCCCAGCCATCGAACCAACCTGAATCCATCCCGACTTGTCACGGCCATAGTTTTCAGTTTTGAACAGCCGGTACCGGTTCCTGTGCCCGGTGTTGGGTGATGAGCTCTCTGTGTTCAGGTAGAAATGGACGCCGCCTTGATGGACCTGCAGGATCGTTTTAGCCATTGCGCACCTCTGCGCCAGGCACGAAGCGAAGGGCCAGCAGCTTGATGCCGCACGCTTTTGCTAGCTCCTGAAGATCCCTCACCGTGGTCTGGTCGCGCTTCATTGCCATGCCCAGGTCTATAAGGCGCTGGCCAAACTCCGCGAATTCGCTTGCTGGGTTCTGTGTTTGAGTAATCACTGTGCAACCTCTCGGGTTAAGGCTCGCCAACGACACAGTTTCTCCAGGGCGAGCAAAGTCCCGCCGCGTTGTTGGCATTCGCAAATTTGGTGATGGCTTAGTTTTGCCACGAGGCAAAGGAGATGCGATGTAAAATTAGCAAAAGCTAAATAAATCGTCAATACAAATTGCTAAATGATGTTTTGCTAATTTTGGAGAAGACCGGAAGATTCGCTGCGGCGCTTCTCGTAGTGGCGATTCAATGGTGATAAATTTCGCGTCGTTAGCAAGTTGTACGGGCGAGAAGGGCACACGTTGTTCCGAGCTCGGACGATGGCAACAGCTTCACTAAGGTTCAAGAGCGGCGCGTGTTCTGGTGGGGCATGTTTGCGTGCTGATTCATCTGGCTAGGCGGCGATCTGTAGACGCGCCAAGCTCAGGGTTAACCCGGTCAACTGTTGTCGCGACAACCATTAGAGGTACTGCGGATCACCCGGCGCACGGGAATCACAGCCGATCTGGAGCGAGGGCTGGCGGCATGGCGCACTCACTTCAATACCAGATAACCGAATCCGTTCGCGTCGTTGAGATCGAGGTGGGGAAACTGCTCGATTTAGCAGCAATGCTAAGGGACGCTGGAAATGATGCCTTAGCGACGACTGTCTCGAACCAGGCGAATAAACTGCTTGAGGCTGCGGTAGCACTGAGAATTGCGATGGCAGGCTGACTGCTTACGATGATGAGGTGAAGGCGGGAAGGATTATGCGAGGCAGGGACGATCCGGCTTGATTGATCGGAACACCATCTTTACACTAGGTGTAATGACGTCACTTGACGTTTTTTACGCCTTGATCTAGAGTAGCGCCATGGACGTTGAATTCGACGATGAAGACCTGGATAGACTTGAGGTTGAAGCTAGATTCACAGCAGGTCATTCACAGGACGTAGTCCGCGCCTTCCGAAGGCGTATGCAGCAAATTCGTGCGTTTAGTGATGAGAGAGATCTATACGCAGTGAAGTCGCTGCACTGTGAAAAATTGAAAGGAAGCAGAGAAGGCCAGCATTCGATCAGACTAAATCTACAGTGGCGTCTAATTCTGGAAATCAGAGGAAATCACCCCTGCAAAGTCATCGGAATCGTTGAAATAGCCGACTATCACTGACAGGAGAGTTATTATTATGAGCGCACGCGTGCCTGCTGAAGTATTTCCGCCAGGAGAGTTCCTGCGGGAAGAGCTGGAAGCGCGAGAGTGGAGTCAGCAAGAACTTGCGGACATTCTGGACCGCCCGCCGCGCCTTATTAGTGAGCTGATCGCTGGGAAGCGAGCCGTAACGCCTGAAACAGCGAAAGGGCTTGCCGAGGCTTTCGGAACATCTGCTGAGTACTGGATGAGTTTAGAGAGTCAATACCAGCTCTCTAAAGTTAAAACAGAACACAGTAGTGTCGCTAGAAAGGCTAATTTGTACAGCAAATTCCCTGTACGGGAAATGCTTAGACGCGGCTGGATTCAGGCAAGTGAAAATCTAGATGTTCTTGAGCAACGGTTTTGTGATTTTTTCAACATACCTACACTACAAGATCATCCAAATCTGACTCACTACGCAAAGAAGACCGATGTTGCTTTGGATGTTACTTCTCTTCAGCTTGCATGGCTTTTCCGTGTCAGGCTCATGGCCGACAGACAGGTCATTACATCTTATAAAAAAGAGAAGTTGCTGGCTGCCGTAGACAGTTTAAAAAATTTACTGCTTTCCGCTGAAGAAATTCGACACGTACCAAGAATCCTTGCGGAAGCCGGCGTTCGACTAGTTTTTGTAGAGGCTATATCTGGTTCACGAATAGATGGTGCCTGCTTCTGGCTATCGGAGGACAAGCCAGTGATCGGTATGACCCTTCGTTACGACAGAATAGACAATTTTTGGTTTGTACTTCGGCACGAGATTGAACACGTTCTAAGAGAAGATGGACGACATTCCGACATGCCGATAGTAGACCTTGATTTAGGGTCTACTGATGGAGAGCTAGACGAGTGCGAGAAGCTTGCCAACGAGGCGGCGCAAGAATTTTGCGTTCCAGTCAAACAGCTTAACGATTTTGTTTCTCGCGTTCAGCCGTACTTTTCAGAGCAAAAGATTATTTTGTTCGCACAAAGAATTAAAGTCCACCCTGGGATAGTTGTAGGCCAGCTCCAGAGAAAGCTTGAGCGCCACGACTTCCTTAGAAAGCATCAAGTTAAAGTAAGAAGCTTCGTCTTGCCTTCGGCTGATGCCGATGGCTGGGGATCACTTTCAAGCTGAAGGGGTACTTATGACTGCTTATTCCAATCAGATAAAATTATATCTTGAACGATACAAAAAAGAAGTCGGTGATGATGGCCTGATTGATGCTCACGCGATTGCGGCGTGGGCATATAAGAACGGCCTTCACAAACCCAACACCAAAACAATTATTGACGCGATTGCTTCAGATATCTCTCAAGCTTTTCGTGAAGAGTACAGAACCAACAAGAACGGTCAGCGTTACAGAGCAAAACATGCTGTCAGATCGAAAAAAGGCAACAAGACGCTTTCGCTCTGGGCTGATATTGATGACGAATTAGCACCTCGAGAACACTTCGTGAGGTCTTTCGCTCAACGTAGACAGCAAATTGTCGGTGATTGCTATCAACTGAAAACAGACGTTGATGTGTACAACACGAAAGATCGCTCTCAGGAGCCAATACAGATAGTTCTCGACTTCACATATGACGTCGAGGAGCTTCAGCTCCCCTTTCAGGACAGCGCTGCTGCGTAAAACCAAAGCCCGATCCAACGCCGGGCTTTTCGTATCTACCCTGTCACGCCTTCGTCACACCCACCAAGCACACTGCAGTCAGCCAAAGGGATTTGGCCACGTGCATAAAGAGCCCGGCCTAGCGCCGGGCTTTTTCGTATCTGCGACATGTTTTTCACAAAGTCCTCACAGAACGCAGCGCAGATTGAGTGAACAAAAGGATTTGACCCCATGCAGAGAGCCCGCCATGCGCGGGTTTTTTGTTGTCAGTCATTCCCGCTGCTAAGCTCCCCACTCCCTCGAACGGAATCGAAACCATGTCTACCCCCGAATACTCTCTGCCTGATGTCCTTGAGCGTCTGTACCACAACCAGCTTGCCCTTGAGGCTGCTCTGATGGAGCTAACCCTGCTCGTCGAGAGTCAGGGCCATGTCGACGCCGGTGACAACGTCCGTGGAGCCCTAGAGGCGATTGGTGAGAACGCCGGGCACATCAAACAGGGGCTGGCCAGGATCAAGCTTCAGCATTGATCGCGGTCACTAGGGGGGAGGGCGGTGGTGATCTCTTCCATCGTCGCCTTGTCTCGCTCAGAGTAAGCGGCGCCGGCGTGTGTCATCGCAAACTGATGCTCTCCAATCTCGACGATGTCCACCAAAGCAAAGAGCGAGATCAGCTCTAGCCCTTCGGCTCTACCAATCTCTGTCGCGGGCAAGTCACTTCCCTCATCCAGCATCGCAGCAAACTCTTTGGCGTCGTCGTGTGTATTGAAAAGCTCGAGCATTTCCATTGACCAGGTTTTATTGAGATCACGATACGCCACCGTCTCTGGGGATCCTGGACTCCCGAGATAAAAGGCGTGTCTGCCTGCGAGAGCTTGAGTGTCCGGATGGTTGGCCCCGCGCCGAATTAACCAGGCACCATTAGGGCCTTTCTGGCTCAAATGCGGGATGAGTGCGTACTGCTTGATGGTTGGCTCATCGTCGAACGGGTTGTAGGGCAAGGCAGGGCGCCCCAGCAGTAGAGCTGTGGCCCCGCAGTTAAACTTTACGTGATAGCTGTCTGAGGAGTCCCAGACTCCAAAGCGTTCGTGTTTTGTCATCAGCCGAATTATCGCGGGTATAAGCACCTGGGATTTCTTCGCCATCATGGGGGCAATCCGAAGGAGCTTTCTATCTCGCTCGCTGATCTCTTCTGTTGGTACAGTTTCGAGGTCGGCCGCGGTGAACTCAACAAACTCCCACTCAAGCAGGCCCTCTTTCTCCTGGGCCGCTATCGCCTGCAGATGCTCCGGTTCCATGTACAGCTGTTCCGGTCGTAATGGGATCGAGTCTGTCTCCCGTTTTGCACGACCGGCGCTAGGGACAGGCTTAATAGAATCGATCGCAAGTCTCCAGTCGCAGCCAGGCTCGGTCCAAATCGGGATTGCGTCAGGGAATACCACCCCCGACGTGCTGCTCTCTGGTTTTCCGAAGTAATAGCTGACGTACGGAATGGCGCCGAAGAAAGTCTTCGTTATTCTCCTGGGCGCAGGTTGGGGACCTTCGACAAGTTGGTACTCAAGGACAAGATCCAGGTCGCCACACATCAGTGCGCCGCGGGCATATGAGCCCACAACCCATAGCGAAGTGATCTCGACCTGAGACGTTGTTGCGTTGTTGAAAAAATCTTTGTGAGCGATGTTGCGAATCGATGCCTCATCCAGCCGTTGGCAGATCCGCTCCAGCTTCTTGGTGAACGACTCGCGGGGATAGCGCTTTTCGAGTGCGGCCATGCTGCTGTCTCTTCACTCAGAGCTGAGGAGAACGACCGTATCATTCATGGTAGCTAAATCACCATTAGCAACCGGTACTGAGAGACGGTTTTCATGACGCATAAAAAGCCCGCTCAATCACGGGCATGTGATTCTACGAGTCCTAATAGCTTTGATCCAAATTCATAGATGCTTGGTAAACGGTTTCCAGTGGGTGATCACGGCAATATTTATCGACGAAGGCCGTCAATGTCTCTCCATCCGGCTGCTTCTTCATGCTCGTTTCACTATCCATAAATCGTTGAGTGTTGGCTCCACTCAAGTAGCCTTGTATCCATGTTACAACCATGGCGTCAGACATCTCCTTATTAACTGAAGGGGGTCTTAGGTACTGGCCACACGATAGGGCGCCCACACCAGCGATCGCGAATTTTGGCTCAGCCAGGGATGTATTCGAGTAAACGAATGCGAATGTGACCGCTAGTGCGATGGCTGAGTTTTTTGTTTTATGTGCGTACGCCACGGAGATTCTCCTTGTTTTAACAGATCTATCCATCAGGTTTCGGAAAAACGTACTTAAGCCTAGCGCATTCCGCGTCAATCGATGTGTTCCATTGATGCGTCTGCTTGACTGTTACATTTTGCTAACTGGCGATAGACTGGATGCTATTGCTGGTGGGTGGCCAGTGGCAGCGCACGGGGTTCTGAAGTGGAAAAGGTCTATAAGCTACTCGACTATCTGACAATTGATCAAGCCGTTCAATGGTTGAGGGCTATTACCCAAACGAAGTTGACGGGTAATGATCTTTTGGACTTGTGCGAGTCAAGACAATGCCTCGTTTATATGAACGTTGACGGGATAAATGGTTGGGATATAGATGCCGTAGGTAATCATGAGGTTAGTGGGTGTGGGATTCAGAAAGTCTTGAAGCCTAGGGCTCTCAAGTACGCCGGAACCGAAACCACTCTCGATATAATTTTTGAGGGGCCGGTATTTCTCGAGAGTGAGCCGGGAGATGAAGCGTATTGGACTATGTGGGAGGGCCGGACACTCCTGACCGAAAGATATGCATTGTTTCAACCAGCTGATATTCAAGCTCTTGGTGCTAAAATTAATGGTGGTGATCAACCGCAAGACTCCGATTTGGAGAGACTGCGGCACTTATGCCATAGAGAGCAAACTGCGAGAAGGGATGCTGAGTATGAAGGCTATGTTGCGAAGCACCACTTGAAGGAAGCCCTCTCTGCTGTCGCTCATATACGCCAGCAACTTGATCAAGTAACCCTGAGTAGTCAGGATCTACAATGTCGGGCACATGAAGCCGAAATTGAGCTTAAAAAATTACGCCAGGAAAGTGGCAGTTCAGGTCTCAATGATATTCGCGAAATGCTAAAAGCAAAAAATGAGCTTGATACTTTAACCGCCCGCGCAGAGGCCGCAGAATCGATGGTTGGTACCCTGGATAGTCAGTTGCGTGACCTGGCTGATAAAAAGCGTTTAGACGATGAGGCTTTTAAAGTATTAACCACTGAGTTGCGCAAGCTGCATCAGGAGAGAAAGAACGTTGAGCTTGCTGTGATAGAAGAAAACGGCCTTAATTTTCCGTATTCCACAAAAGAACTCGAAGTTATGCGCCAAGTCGCTTTGAAGTACTGGGCCCAATACACGCCTGAGATGCGGCAGCCGAAGCAGGGTACGATCCAGCGGGAGTTTTGCAGCCTCTTGGGATTGAATGTACCTGCCGAAAAAACACCGCCACACAAAGCGATTTACCTAGCTACAGCGATCAAGCCTGACGACCTTCCTGAGGCATGACATGGCATATGTACCCATGTAAGCCCTTCCTGTCATGTGCCCCTCTCATTCAATCTGTTTCCATTCCCTTACCTGGAAACAAGAATGTCGCAACCCACAGATCTATTTCTCCCCTATTGCCTGTTTCATTGCGATGTTTGAGCTCCTGCGGATCACAAGGTTGGGGCGCACTAGTTGGGCTTGGTGTTTTTTTCATGAGGATTGATGAAGCGCGCTGAAATGCCGGTTATCTCATCATTCTGCGGAATTAATTTTCGGCCTTCTTCTACATAGATATCCGATTCAAGCGTGGCTTTCTTCAGGAGACCACCGAGCAAATCCACTCGGCCTTTTTCGTCGAGGTCTTCATACATCTCTGTGAGCTTCGCGTGCTGCGACCTTGAGAAGTGCAAGGAGCAACGCATTTTACCGAAGTCTCGAAAATTAACGTCGAACATCAGCTCAACATCATCAGGTTCACCGTCAGCTTGTAGTGCTTCAGGCTCAACGCCTAGAGCTTTAGCAAGCTTTATTAACACGGTTTTTCGAGGCTTAGCCTGGCCTGACTCGTACCGCGATATCTGCGATGGAGTAATTCCGATGGCGTCAGCAAGTTGTTGCTGTGTAAGGTTTTTCTCACTCCTCTGGGAAATGAGTTTTGAAGCGAAATCGTTGGACATGTCGATCCCCTGTACGTGTCTAGAAGCGTACAGCAAACGCACAAAAAGCAAAAATGTTTGACGAAGTCACAAAAAGCATTAAACTCACAAAACGCACATAAGGAGGCGCTATGAAGACTTTAAAAATCACCACCGCCGTCAGAATGCTCTGTGAGATGAGGGAGAAGCTTGAAGCGAAGGCCACTGAAAACGGTCGCAGCCTTAGCGGCGAAATTGTCTTTCGTCTGAGGAAGTCTCTAGAGCAGGAGATTGAGCGTGGAAAACAGCAGGCATAAAAAAACCTCAGCGCTGGCCGGCGCTGAGGTTTGGATAACGTCAATCTACTAGGAAAAACGTCATGGATAAGCATACCGCAGTAAACGAAAAACTCAATGCTGGCGCTATCTGTATGCCGGTCACGGTGGAGTTGTCTTTCACGATTTGCAACCCGAACCAAGAACACCTGCTTGCTGTTCGGCCCGGGATCCCAGTAACAGATGCCCTCGAGGAGGCTTCCTGCATTCTTAGTGAGTTGAAATCGTCGCTTGAAGCCGCTGCTATGGGGGTCGATGGGATTACGCCTAATCAAGCATGGCTTCTGTTTCGGGCTGCGAATACAGCGAAGGTTATTGTCGATTCGACGCATGCAGGCTTGGAGAGAGCGCAATGATTTCCTCTAGTCAGCAACGGCAAACCGGCGTCGCGACACATTTTCAGATTCAACAGAGCGTGCCGCGAAGAATGTCCTCCCGCGAAATCGCGGATCTGGTTGTCTCCCGCCATGACAACGTAAAGATAGCGATAGACCGGCTCGTAACGAAGGGTGTCATCTCCCAACCTGCAATGCAGGATGGGCCAAAGGCCGGAAACGGTGTTGTCGTTCAGGAGTACCTGGTCAACAAGCGCGATAGCTTCGTAGTCGTCGCCCAACTCTGCCCAGAATTCACGGCTCGCTTGGTTGATCGCTGGCAGGAGTTGGAAGAGCAGATTGCTAAGCCGGCCTTCGACTACGCAGCAGCACTGAGCGACCCTCGCACACTCCTGGCGCTGCTCACCGAAAACGTGACGAAGGTCGTTGCGTTGGAGGCGGACAACATCGAACTCTCCAAGGAGAACCATGAACTTGAAGTGAAGGTGGAACAGGATGCGCCGAAGGTGGCTTTCCATGACATGGTCGCGGTGTCCCACAAGACGTACAACGCAGCCCAGGCCGCGAAGATCATCGGCACCGGCCGTACTCGGTTGCTGCAGTTCATGCGCCAGAAGGGTTGGGTGACCAGGACGAACGAACCCTATCAGGTGAAGATCGAGGCAGGTCTACTCGATGTGAAGCTTGGCACCTTCGAGCATCCAATCGATGGCACGATCCCGACGTGCTCGACGCTGATCACCGGCAAGGGGCTGACCAAGCTTCAGGCGATGTGGCTGAGCAGGGAAGAGGACTTGCTGAAGTAGAAGTAAAGATAGCCCGGCCTAGTGCCGGGCTTTTGCTATCTGTGGTTCATGGCTTTTCGGAGTGGGCTTTTTCGAGCAGGCCAGCGATGCCTTCCAGTAGCACAAGGTCCGACTCCTGAAGCTTACCCTTAGCCGCAGCTCTGGCCAGTTTATCGATAATGGCGATCGACTTGGGTGAAGCGGTTCCCAGCATGGCTTGGTATGCAGGGGACTGCTCGCGCACGACCTCAAAGCGTCCGAACTCACCTTCGATGATGTTGGAACCCTGTCCACTGGGATTTACGAGGATGCCAGGTGCCAACCCGATCTTTTGCTCAAGATTGAGCGCGGCTTTCTCTCCCAGGCCTCGATGCCCATTGAGGATCTGGGACAAATAGGAAGCGTCCAGATCGTGCTGGTCGGCGAAATCTTTCTGGCTGAGTTGGCCGATTACACGCCGCAGCGCTTCGACCCGAAGAGTTTTCATATCCATAGGCGAATAGTGACCCTGCGTTAGCAAACAGTAAATTATTAATTGCTATTGCCATGTAAATTAGCAAAGTGTAATCTGGAGCTCTTTCGGAGATCACCATGACGCTACTCGACCTCATCCGCTCCTTGGAGCCGGCCCAACTGGAAGCTCTAGCCGAGCGAAGCGGCACCAGCGTCGGCAACCTCAAACAGATTGCCTACGGGTATCGCCTGGCTGGTCCCGGACTCGCCATCAATCTTGATCGCGAGTCGGGGAGGGCGGTGACGTGTGAAGAGCTGCGTCCTGATATCGACTGGGCTTATCTGCGTAATTCATCCACCAGCTCCGAGCAATCTGCCGCCTGATCCGATGAGCAAAGTTTCGCTCAACGACAGGATGTGCTGCCACGACAACCGCCAAGAGGTTTCCCGAATGGAACAAGTACATCGCGCAATTCATGAGGCAGTGCTTGATGCGGGGCCAAAGCGATTGGCTCACCTGATGGGCATGAGCCACACCGCACTGCTCAACCGCAGCAACCCGAATGACGACTCGCATCGGCTGAATCTGGAGCAGTTCCTACAGATTCTGGTGCACAGCAAAAATCCTGAGCCACTGCAGTTGCTGGCGAGCGCCTTGGGATACGAGTTGGTGCCTCTTGTGAGGCCTGAAGGTATCAGCCTGATTCAAGCGCTGGTGCACCTGGCTGCTGAGTCGGGGGATGTGTCCCGCGCTGTTCATGACGCCATTGCTGATGGGCATGTATCGCAGATTGAAAAGGCGGGCATCCAGAAAGAAATCGGCCATGTGCGGCAGAGCTTACTGGTGCTCGAAGAGTCGGTGAGGGCGGCGTGAACACGTCGGCCAGGACAGGACTTGCATTATTTCAAGCGGGCGGATGATGAAATTCGCCCGGCTCAGAAAGTAACAAACCCGGCGGGAACCGGGCTTATCAAATCGTCCTGTGCAACCAGGACAACACATCTCGTAGAGGTATTTATCATGGCACACGCAATCGGTAGTGAACAAGCTCGTCGGCTGATGTTGATCAACTATCCGCTGATTTGTACGCGCGACGATTTGAGTTTTACAGCGCGTGACGCTCAGGGGCGCATGGTCAATTGGCCACGGAACAATCCAGGCGTCGCTGCCGACTGGGAAAAGGGTATGACTTTCTTCGACCAAGAAGTCAGTGCGTTGGCGGCCTTTGACGAAACCGAAGCTTTCCATGCAATTCAGTTCGCAATTATGGGCATGGGCGGTCGTTACACGAACCTTGAAATTGGTTTTGCTCAACGCGTTGCTGCTGCAGCAGTGTTGGGGCTGCGCGCCATGCGAGACGGTGAAGCGGATTTTGTTCCTTCCGATCGGGAGGACAACTAATGAGTATTTTGCGCGAGCGTCATCCAGAGCCCACTACGGCCTGCAAGACCGCCGGCCCTTGGCCAACCTATGCAAGCTTTCGACATCTCCCTGAGCGCGAGCGCTGGGTGCTTTACGGCAGCGCCAAGGCGTATAGGCAGGCTCTGGAAGATCAGGGGTTCATCATGGCTGAGTCTTACGAAGCTTTCATCAAGCGCGTTACTGACGAGATGGAGCTCTGACGTATGAGCATTCAGTCAATGGTCTGGGCTCTCGAGCAGCGACTGGTCGAGGAGTCCACTGCTCGCCACGTTCTCCTTTGCCTCGCCAACTACGCCGACAAGAATGGACGAGGCGCGTTTCCCTCAACGAACAGTTTGAGCGATGACACTGGCCTAGCCGTGCGGACGGTCAAGTACAAGCTCGAAGCACTCGAGGCTCTGGGAGTGATTCGCCGCGGCAACCAAGCGATCGCGGCGGCCTATATCGATAGGCACGATCGTCGTCCGGTGGTCTACGACATGGCCGTTGAGCGGGGTGCACCTGATGCACCCCGTGATGAACGAGGTGCAAATGAAGACGTAACGGGGTGCAAATCACAACAGAACGGGGTGCAAATGACGACAGAACGGGGTGCACCACATGCACCCAATCCGTCATCTATCCGTCAACTACCCGTTAATAAACCAAAAGAAGGCGCAGGCAAGCCTGCTGGCGCTCAAGCGAAGGAGAAGTCGAGCAAGTTTGATCCACTGGCTGCTAAGCCGGAGAACGCATCGACTGAGTCCTGGGTTGGGTTTTGCGAAATGCGTAAATCCAAGCGCAAGGATCTGACCGAGCGCGCCTGTCAGTTGATTGCCAAGAAGCTGGCCAATCACCCCGACCCTGATGCTGTCCTGGATAACTCAACCACCAATTCGTGGAGCGATATCTACCCGGATTCGGTACTGCCTGGCACTACCGCAAAGACCGGGAAAACATCGGCCTTTCACGGTCTGCCGAACCATACACAAGAGATGTATCCGGAGGTGAAGAGTGGCGCGAATTTCTAATTTTTGCAGACAGCCTCGTGTTCGCTTTTTTGATCTCGAATGTCCGTTGCATGGCTCCGTGAGCAGCTCCGAGATTGAGCAGTTCGACCGCTCTGTGTTGACTCGTGGTTGCAAGCATTGCCACTGGGAGGCTTTGCACACAGCTCCGAAATCGGCGGAGGTACACATCCTGGCGAGGGATAGAAAGAAAACGGAAGACCTGAACAAGCTGCTCGTAGGTTCTGGTATCTCCCCACGTTTCAGCGGGTGCACATTCGACACATACAGGACCGCTGAAGGAGGCGCAGGTATGGCCAAGGCGCTAGGTGCCTGCAAGGACTATGTTGCCCAATTTACCGATAACTACGCCGCCGGCCGTTCACTTGTTCTTTCGGGCAACGTTGGTAACGGCAAAACCCATCTGGCTTGCGCGATGGTCCAGGCCGTCATCCGCGAGCATGGAGCTCAAGCGGTAATCGTCACAGCAGCTGAGATAATCCGCGTCTTCAAGGGCGCCATGGATCGAAGCGCCGAGTATTCAGATAGAGATGTCCTTGACGAACTTTCGAGCTTTGATCTGTTGGTGATTGATGAGGTGGGTGCTCAAAGCGGTAGCGCGTATGAGTTGGGGGTTCTTCATGAGGTGATTGACCGACGTTACCAGTTCGTCCTGCCGACCGTAGTTGTTTCCAATCTTGCTACCGCGGATCTCGCTCGTTACATCGGGGATCGAGCGTTGGATCGCTTGCGGCAAGCTGGTGGGCAAGCTATCGGATTCAATTGGACATCTGCGCGAGGTGCAGTATGACTAGGGAACTGTTCAGCATCGAGGCGGAGCACGGCGTCCTGGGGGCAATTATGATGGACCCGACCCTCTTCGACGACATCACTAGCAAGGTTAAAACCTCGGACTTTCATGACCTGGAAAATGCCGCGTTGTATCAGGCGATTATCGAGTGTCAGGCGAGTGGCGATCCGATTGACCCTGTAACTGTTGGATTGTCACGGCCCATCTTACCGAGCGGCGACAGCATGCTGGCCTTCGCTGCTGAAATAGCAAAGAACGTCCCTAGTACTGCCAACTGGAAGGCCTACGCGCGACACGTTCGAGAGCGCGCCGTACTGCGCCAGGTTGTCCAGGCTGCCGACGTGATCAGAGAGCAAGTCAGTGAGGATAGATCTGTGGCCGAGATCATCGCGATGGCTCAGCAGGCCACTGCAGATCTACGCGACCTAGATGACGACCACCCGAAGTATCACCGCTTGGATCAGGTCATGGGGCGGGCGGCTGAAGGCGTCAATGACAAGCATCTCGGCCTGAGACCGGATTGGCCATCGACCGGGCTCGAAAAGCTTGATGAGCTGATGCAAGGGATTCGCCCAAAGAAGGTAACCATCATCGCCGGCCTGCCAGGTAGTGGGAAAACCACGCTGGCACTGCAAATCGCCCAGCACAACGCCTGCGTTGCCAGGCTGCCATGGCTGGTGTTCTCAATCGAAATGCCGGGAGAGGAACTGGGCGTTCGTGCTATCGCGTCCCTTGGTGGTGTGGACCTACGGCGGCTCGACAATCCGGAGAAGATGCAGGACGACGACTGGGCTCGAATGGTCGGAGCCGTAGCCAAGGCGCACGGAGCCCCGCTGTTCATTTGTGACGATCCGCATCAGACCCCGGCGAGCATTCGATCAACCGCAAGGCAATGTCAGCGTGAGCACGGCCTGGCCGGAATCATGGTCGACTATCTGGGGCTCGTTCAGTCAGAGAGGAGAGGGCGGACACGAAGCGAGGAAGTTGGTGCGATCAGCAAAGCGCTTCTCCGCCTTGCCAAGGAACTCAGCGTCCCGGTCGTTGAGCTCTCACAGCTGAACCGTGACTCCACAAAGCGGGTGGGCAAGAGACCTCAAGCGAGTGATCTGCGTGATTCTGGCGAAATCGAGGCCGACGCCAGCTGCATCATCCTGGTTCACCGTGACATGGACAGCGAGGAGGGCCAAAACGGCGTAACCGAGTTGATCATGCCCAAGTGTCGGCACGCGAAGGTTGGTAGCTGCCTTGTCCAGCAACAGGGGGAATATGGACGCTTCGTCGATTTCTGCGGCAACTCGTATCCATCCGATGAAGAGGTCGAGATGAATCGTCCCTTCGTAAGCAAGTACAGGGGGAACGCCAAATGAATGGTCAAGTTGCTGCAGTGCTTCCGCGCAAAAGCATGAGTGATTTCGAGCGCCAGTTTTTAAAGATTGCAGGCGAAGAGTTGGCCAAGGTCAAGGTTGGCGGCCCCAACGCACTGGCTTGCTTGCTGGACATAGTCGCCTCTTGGCATGGCATGCGGGCCGAAATCGGTTTTCATGATTATGGCCAGCGATGGCTGATCGAAGGTAACGCCAAGAACAAGCCTGCCGACTGGTTGCTGCGTGATCTGTTTGGCCTGAGTAATCCAGCCCCGAGGAAGGCCGCATGAAAAAGCGAACGTACATTGACAAGCCCCTGGGGGATACCGAGTGGCTGCTGGAGCAGTGGGGTTACTGGCGTATGGATGGGAAGGGCGTGCCGCGGTACGTGTCACCGCTTTACGCTCTGATTCGCGACAACACCCCGTGCGAAGGAGGAGTGAAGGGGTACTCGCTGACCGATGATCTGGCTTTAGCAGTGGATGGTGCAGTTTCTCGCCTGATCAAGCGTGATGATCAGATGGGGAATTTCATTTGGCTTTATTTCGGCGCCAAGTGGCCCGCTTTACGAGTCGCCAGAGAGAATGGCATAGGAGAGGCAAAGGCGCGGGAGGTCATCAAAGCCGGCGTTGCCTGGATTGACTGCGCTTTGGAAGGAGCTCGCGAGGCTGCATAAAAAAGTCTTTCCACGCGGATAGCGACCTGTTTTCATGGCACGGTGTTCAGCTTTTCAAGCGCGACAACACAGCCAAACCCGACTCTGCGTCGGGTTTTTCTGTGTTGGCTGTATGATTCTCGCTTTCACTCAAAAGGAAGTAGAGATGAGCACCACTTACACGCTGAGCCTGATTTCCACCGCAGCTATCAAAGACGATGTTGGCCCCCTGCTCGGACATAAAAATCTGTGGCGAGTCGAATGCGGCGAAAAAGTCGTCGCTTATTGCGTAGATAAGGCCCTGGCGGATCGTATAGCGCATGAGGACATGTATCGTCCAACGGTAGGAGGAACTGGGAATCTGTTTGCTTTTCCTTCAGGCGATGAGCCGATTGCCCTGTGTATCGGCACGATAAACGTGATGCTGAAAAAATCTGAGTAATCTAGGATTAGCGAACAAGCCCGGCCATTGAGTCGGGCTATTCTGTTTAGAATGGGCCTGAAATGTGGTATAGTTTTCACATACCGCAATGGCGTATGCTAGGTGCCAGTTTGTGGGGATCGAAAGGTTCAAATCCGGCCATGTCGGCTACTCAAATTGTGATTCTGTTCGTTTTAACGGTCCTTCTGACCATGCTGTCCTTTCCACCAGAATCGCTGATCGCAACAGTAAATAATTTTGCGAATGAGGGTAGTTTGATGATGAGTAATTTCGTGACGCAATGCTTTCAACCAATCACTGCAGTACTTGCCGCAATTTCGAGTGGTTGCATGGCCAACGGTAAGATCCCCGTTTGATTCGAGGCTAGCCCTCATCTGAAACCCCGCCTAGTGCGGGGTTTTTTATTGCCTAGAATTCACCGCTGCTCATCAGCGTTTGAGCCTTTCACGCCGGCCTTTTTAATTCCCCTCATACGCCGCTGTCCGCAGCGCTTGGCGCCGTACCGGGCGCCCTTTTATTTCACACATGCAACTGAGAGGTCGAGCGCATGGAATTTATTCATCGCCTGATCGATTGGCTCAGCTGGGCATTTGCAGGGCTACTCGGCGCAATCGCCGCAAGCTTCTGGCACAGAGAGGACCTGGTAGACCGAAAGGCCTGGGCGATCTTCATCTTTTCGGGTGCGGTCTGCGCCCATTACCTAACTGGCTTGGTCAGCTCCTACTTTGGAGTGGTTGAGCCGCGCAGTGTTGCTGGTGTCGGATTCCTGCTTGGTACATTTGGCGGATCGCTTATCGCCGCAGTTACCCGGGCCATCAAGGCTGCCGACCTATGGGCGTTCATTCGCCAGCGGTTCGGTGGAGGCGGTCCATGAGCATTCAAACCCTGAGCACCATGTTCATCGCCATTGTTGCGCTGCATGCACTTTGGTGTGTGCTGGCCAAGCAAGTGAGTGACGGCATCGTCGGGAAAGTCATTTACATCACGATCGCCATCTCAGGCTTTGCCATCGTCACGCGAGCCGAGGCTGTGTACATCACGCCGACGGTTGCCGGCGTCACCTTCCACGGAGCACTTGCATTGGCTGGCCTGAGACACTGGTTCGTTGCCAACCACTGGCCGATCGTCAAGAGCTGGCTCTGCCGGTACCTGCACTGCGAACAATGCCTGAACAACGAACCCACCAAGGCGGACAAGACATGAACCTGATTCCCCAATGGCAACAGCTCTGGAAGATGTACAGCGTTCAACTGGCTGGCCTTCTGGCGCTGCTCAACACCGTCGCTTACTTCTGGCCATCGCTCCAGGCGCTGGTGAGCCCGGGCCTGTTCGCTGCGGTGAATGGCTTGCTCGCCGCTGCAATCGCCATCGTGCGTGCGATCCCGCAGTCGAACCTGACACCGACCGACAAGCCAGCCGCTTAAATTTCCCAAGGGTGACCACCGATGGACAATCAGCACAAGAAAATCAGCGGATATCGCGACCTCAGTCAATCTGAGATCGATGGCATGAACTCCATCAAGGCGTTGGAAGCCGACGCCGGCGAGTTGTTCAAGCAGATCGGGCAGATTGAAGGCGTTGATCCTCGATTGCTGGCCCTTGCCAAGACCAACTTACAGCAGGGATTCATGTGGTTTGTGCGCTCGATCGCCAAACCAGCTGATCCATTTAGTTAAACCAAAGGGTGCCTGGCTTCGTGCGGGCGCCACTCCACACGCAATAGATTGCTCGAATAGGCCGGGAACGCTCGGAATATTGGCAATTGGTTGCACTTCCATGTCGACTTGCATGGTGACTCCCATGGCCAAGACCTTCCAGTTGCAGGCCTACCTGCCGTGGTGGTTCGTTCTCTACCTGAGAGCCTGCTACGTCTTCGCCTGGATGATCGGCATGGAGGTCGACACGGACATCGTGTCCGCGCAGGCCAAGAAGGCGATGCGATTTCGACAGATCGAAGTGAGCGACGAGGCGAAGCCATGACCATCAAGAAGACGTTGATTCACTTCAACGACATCACGCTGACTCTGTCCTCTGATGAGCTCAAGGCTGCGCTGGTCGCCAAGTACGGTGATGCCGCTGAGGACGTGCTGGGAGAGGAGGTGATCCTCCAGGCTGCCAGCTACTCAACGTACAGTCCGGGTGAAGGCGTCAAGTTCACCTTTGCTCAGCCGCTGGAAGGCCACAACACATGACGACCATTGCCTACAAAGACGGCGTGATCGCCTATGACGGTCGACAAACCCGGAACAACCGTATCGTTTCGGACACAGCGCAGAAGTGCACGGTTGTTGATGGGGTCAGCTTCTTCCTGTCAGGCACCGTGTGTGACGAGAAAGCGTTGATCGCTGCCTACTTCGGGACGCCTTCATCTGCACCTGTGGAGTGTTCAGGCTACGTCGTCGATAGCGGCAATCTGATGCTGATCGGTCATGACGACGACACCGGCATCTGGAGGCAAGACCTCGACAAGTCGAACCCTGACGCCATTGGTAGTGGAGCCCCGTATGCCCTGGCTGCAATGGACATGGGTGCAAGCGCAGCGGAAGCGGTACGAGCAGCCGTGAAGCGCGACATCTACTCGGGCGGCAAGATCAGAACGCTCACGATCAAGACTGAGCAGTAGAAGGAATTCAACATGGCGGCAAAGCAACCCGACTGGGAGCGCATTGAACAGCTCTTCCGGGCCGGCCTGCTCTCCGTTCGCGAGATAGCCTCAGCAAGTGGCGTCTCGCACACCGCAATCAACAAGCGGGCAAAGGCTGAAGGATGGGAGCGGGATCTCAAGGCGAAGATCAAGGCCAAGGCTGATTCGCTGGTTTCCAAGCGTGAGGTTTCCAGCAAGGTTTCCACGGAAGCGCTGGCAACCGAGCGTGGAATCGTAGAGGCCAATGCTGAGGTCATCGCTGACATCAGGATGGCTCACCGGACTGACATTGGTCGGTCGCGTAGGCTCGCCAACAAGCTGTTGGATGAGCTAGAAGGTCTGACCGACGAGCAGGGCACGCTGAAAGAGTTGATCGCCCAGCTCAAGGATGCAGACAGCGGCGATGGCCCGGACATGAGCGATGTGCTCGCCCTGGCCAGCAAGATGGCTTCGCTTCCATCGCGCACCAAGACCATGAAGGAGTTGGCCGAGACGCTGAAGACTCTGGTCCTTCTTGAACGACAAGCATATGACCTCGACGCCAAAGCTGGCGGCGATGACTCTGACGAACTCTCCAAACTGATGGACGATCTATCGAAGGAAGCCTGACATGAAGCCCGAGCACATAGCGCTGCTCCGGGATAAGCGTTGGAGGCTGAACAATCTCTACTTCATAACGGACAAGCAGGGCAAGAAGGTCCGCTTCCGGATGACGGACGAGCAGGTCGAGTACTTCGATGGGCTGCATACCCGCAACATCATCCTGAAGGCTCGCCAGCTCGGCTTTACCACTGAGTGCTGCATCATCCAGCTGGACGCGGCTCTGTTCGAGTCGGCCAAGTGCGCGTTGATCGCCCACACCCTGAACGACGCCAAGCGCCTGTTCCGGGAGAAGGTCAAGTACGCCTACGACAACCTGCCCGCTGAGATCCGTAAGGCCAACCCGGCGCGCAATGATGCATCCGGCGAGTTGGTGTTCAGTAAGGGCGGCTCGATCTACGTTTCCACGTCCTTCCGGGGCGGCACGCTGCGTTACCTGCACGTTTCCGAGTTCGGGAAGATCTGCGCAAAGTTCCCACATAAAGCTCGCGAGATCGTAACCGGCGCCTTTGAGGCTGTGGCCACTGACTGCTTCGTCACGATCGAGTCGACGGCAGAAGGTCGATCTGGCTACTTCTTCGAGTACTCGCAGAGCGCCGAGAAGCAACAGATGTCCGGTGTGCCCCTGGGCCTGCTGGACTGGAAGTTCTTCTTCTTCAGCTGGTGGAAGAACAAAGACTACCGGCTTGACCCGACTGGCGTGGTCATCCCGCAGCGCCTGACCGACTACTTCAATGAGTTGGCAGCCAAGCACGGGATCATCACGAATGATGGTCAGCGCGCCTGGTACGCGGCCAAGGAGAAATCCCTCGGCGACGACATGAAGCGGGAATACCCGTCAGTGCCGACCGAAGCGTTCCAACAGTCGGTCGAGGGCGCGTACTACGCCAAGCAGTTCGCCAAGCTCTATGCCAACAAACGCATAGGGGGTGTGCCGGACAACAGCCATTTGCCTGTGATGACCTTCTGGGACATTGGCGTCGGCGACTCCACGGCCATCTGGTTCGTGCGTCAGGTCGGCACCGAATACCACGTCATCGACTACTACGAGAACTCCGGCGAAGGCCTGCGGCATTACATGAAGGTGCTCAAGGACAAGGGTTACACCTATTCCGAGCACTGGGGGCCGCACGACATCGAGAACCGCGAGTTTGGCAGTGACGCCAAGAGCCGCAAGGACATCGCCAAAGAGGGCTATGTGATCGACGGGGACAAGTACTCCATTCGGTTCCAGGTTGTTCCCAAGACAGGCGTTGACACCGGCATCGAGGCGGCGCGGGAGATTCTTCCGCTCTGCGTGTTCGATGAGTCCAAGTGCGAAGAAGGCATCGGTCACCTCGAAAACTACCGCAAGGAGTGGGACGAGAACCGCGGGTGCTGGAAAGACAAGCCGCTTCACGACAAAACATCCCACGGTTCCGACGCCTTCAGATACTTCGCCGTTGCCAAGACCAAGCGTGTACGCACCGCATCCACCGCACCTCTGAGAATCTAGATATGTCTGATGACCCGAGCAAAACGCTACCGGCAGTAGACGCCATGCGCGAAGACTGGGACATCGTCGATCCTTTGATGGGCGGCACCCGGGCGATGCGCGAGGCTGGTGAAGCGCTGTTGCCGAAGTGGCCGAAAGAAGAAGTCGAGGACTACCGGAAGCGGATCAGCCTCTCCACCCTGTTCCCTGCGTACCGCGAGACAGTGAAGAACAACACCGGCCGCGTCTTCGCTGAGCCGATCGTGCTGGGCGAGGATGTTCCGCCGGCGATTGTTGACCTCACCGAGGACTTCGACCGCCAGGGCAACAACCTGCAGGTCTGGGCGCAGTCTTTCTTCACCCAAGCACTGTCACACGGTCTGTGCCATGCGCTGGCTGAATACCCGAACATCAAGCCGAGCGGTGATACCGAGCAGCTGGTTACCTTGGCAGATGCTCAAGCCGTCAAAGCTCGCCCTTACGCCATCATGATCCGCCCTCAACAGGTGCTCGGCTGGCGAACCAGCAATAACGGTGGCGAGCACGTCCTGACCCAGTTCCGTTACATGGAGTCGGTCGAGGAAGAGGACGGCCTGTTCGGCATGAGGTCCATCAAGCAGATTCGCGTGCTGATCCCTGGCGCATGGATGGTCTTTCGCGAGCAGGAAGCCGACGGCAAGAAGACCTGGGTTCTGCATGGCGAAGGCAAGACGTCTCTCGGGCATATCCCGCTGACGACGATCTATACCGACCGCACAGGCTTCATGACCGCCAAGCCACCATTGCTTGAACTGGCCTACCTCAACGCCAAACATTGGCAGTCCCAAAGCGATCAGGACAACATCCTGCATGTTGCTCGAGTGCCGATGCTGGCTATCTCAGGCATCGATGACGACACCTGGCAGCTGAAGGTCGGCACCGCGAACGCCACGAAGCTGCCCACCGGCGGCGACATGAAGTGGGTCGAGCACACCGGCGCATCGATCGAGGCTGGCCGTACATCGCTGGCTGACCTTGAGGATCAGATGCGCGTAGCTGGGGCCAAGCTGCTCCAGAAAGAAACCAAGTCCGTCAAGACGGCCACGCAGGCCGAGGAAGAGGCGGCTCAGGAGATGAGCCCGCTTCAGACCATGGCAAGCGGGCTTGAGGATGGGATTGACCAGATCCTCCAGCACTTCGCTGAGCTGAGCGGTCTGCCGGAAGGTGGTCACGTCCAGGTGCAGGGCAACTTCGACATCGACTTCGCACCGGAAACGACGCTGCCACTGCTGCTCAACATGGCATCGCAAGGCCGACTGTCCGACCAAACCCTGTTCTCTGAGATGCAGCGCCGTAACGTAGTGTCCAGCGACATCAACTGGGAAGAGGAATCTGCCAAAATCGCCGCACAAGGCCCAGGCCTCGGGGTGCTGTAATGCCAACCGTAAACGAGATCCTGCTCAACGAGAGCGTTGCTCACTCAGTTTCGCTCGACCAGTACAAGCTCGGCGTGGTGCGCCGCATCATCGCCTTGCTCAATCAGTCTGATTCAAGCCTGACTGACGCGCTGGCCAAGGCCCTTGAACGGCTTCCGGCTGAATCATTCACGGTGGAGCGCCTTGAAGCGCTTCTGGCAGAGGTCCGCTCCATAAACGACGCAGCCTATAGTCAGGTCGTGAAGGAACTGCAGAAGGATTTGAAAGACCTGTCGGGCTACGAGATCAAATGGCAGCAAGACCTGTTTACGGTGACCGTTCCTGAGCCTGTGCTGGTTCGCTTCCCGATTGTCAGTATCAATGCAGAGCAGGTTTATGCGGCAGCGATGGCTCGACCATTCCAAGGGCGATTACTGCGCAATTGGGGTAGTGAGGTTGCCGCTAATCGAATGGTGAAGGTCCGTAACGCGGTTCGCACTGGTTACCTTGAAGGCAAGACGACCGACCAGATCGTTCGCAGCATCCGCGGTACCAAGGCGTCAGGGTATGCAGACGGTTTCCTTGAGCGGCCCCGAAAGGATCTTGCCGCTATTGTCCGTACCGCAATAAGTCACACGGCAGCCGTCGCGCGCGAGAACTTCAACACAGCCAACAGCGACCTGATCGAGGCTGAGGACTGGACCAGCACGCTCGACAACAAGACATCGGCACCTTGCCGCATCCGGGACAAGCTCCCCTACACAGTAGGAAGCCATAAGCCGATCGGCCACAAGGTGCCGTGGCTTGAAGGCCCTGGCCGCATCCATTT